AGGGTACTTAGCTCTAACTGGCAACAACCAGCGCGGCACATTAGAAAATCGTGAAATGGCTGCGGCCCTATTAGAAGCTGAAGAGTTTGAAGAAATAGAAAACCCACTTCAATCAGCCACACCTAATGAAGCCCAGTATGTTCACAACCAAAGGTTAGTTGAAGCTGGTGCTGCTGCGGCTAATGCACAGCCACCGGCAATGTCTCCAGATGCTCCATTGCCCATGAGTGCTGCTTCTGTGAGTGCGGCTAATCTTGAAGGTGTAAACCTTATATCTATGGTGAAGGCTTCTGAGATTGGCGTTGATGCAGAAACATTCCAATTCAAAGCAGAGGGTGATGAGTTTGGCGTTACTGCAAGATTGCAAGGGGTCCAGACATTCAACCCATATTGGGCTGGCACTGTTAGTGTTTATGAATATGCAGATGGTCGAAAGGTTATTGCAGATGGACACCAACGCCTTGGACTAGCTAAACGCATCATGGCTCAAGATCCGTCACAGGATATCAGTCTACACGCATACACATTTAGAGAAGTGGACGGCATCACTCCAGAAGAAATGCGCGTGGTCGCTGCTTTGAAAAACATAGTAGAGGGAAGCGGTACATCAATTGATGCTGCAAAGGTCTTGCGTGTAGATGCTTCTAGGCTTCCAGATTTGCCACCAAATTCAGAGCTTGTGCAGCAAGCTAGAGGCATAATGCCTTTAAGTGACAATTCATTTGGCATGGTTGTAAACGGGGTTGTACCGGCTAAGTATGCGGCATTTGTGGGTAGGTTGATTGACGATCAGGACTTGCAAGACGCAGCAATGAGTGTGCTTGCCAAAGCTAACCCAGAAAACAAATTTCAAGCTGAAGCTATAGTTCGCCAGGTTAAGGAAACCCCTTCGGAGCAAGTAACTCAAATATCTTTGTTTGGCGAAGAGCTAATGACAGAGAGTTATTATTTCGAGCGTGGTAAAATTCTGGACAGAGCTTATAAAGAGTTGCGCAGAGATAAAGCTGCGTTTGAAACACTTGTAAGAAACGCTGAAAGGTTAGAGGCTGAAGGAAACATCCTTGCGGCTGATGCAAATCAAAGAAAGGCGGCTACAGATGCCCAAACGATCACGCTCCTCCAAGCGCTTGCAAACCGCAAAGGGCCGCTCTCGGACGCCCTCAATGATGCAGCAAAGACAGCAAGGGACACAGGAAGCTATGGCCCAGCCACAAACGGATTCCTTGATGCTGTCAGACGATCAATTGACGCAGGCGATTTCCAAAGCATATCTGCTGGCGACATTGGACGCGGCATCGATGGTACAGCGGAGGTCACGCGACCTTCAATTAAAGAGCCAATCCTAGACGGATTTGATGAGCCTACAGGGCCAGCTTCGGATCAGCAGACCGGTCAGCTTATAACTGATATGCTTGGCGCTGATGAGGTGGATACGCCACCAGCAGCGGTGGCGCAGGCAGATCTTGAAATGCAATCCGCGCTTCAGGAGGTGCAAGATAAGATCCAGCCAGATTGGCAACCATATATGGCTATGGAAGCTGGCGACACTCTTGTTGCTATGAAAGACATTGTTCCGGTCAATGTAAGGGCTAAAGGGGTTGTAAACTCTCTTGGCTACATGGTTCAATCTGCAAACAATGAAATACCAAAACGCGGGTCATTACTTCTTAGAGATAATGGTGACGGAACTTTCTCAGTTCGAGATGGAAATTCTACATACTCAATTGCAAAAGCTGCAGGCTGGTCTGAAGTGCCTGGCAAAATAATTGATGATGCTCAGTACGCTTCTGAGTTATCTCGCAAAGCGGCAGATCGCATTCTAAACCAAGACGCGCTTGGTAAAAATAAAATGCGCTATGTCGTTGCGGAGACTCTTGGGCAAGATGAGGCTGACATTTTTGTTCAAAAACTATTGGAACGTCAAAGGTTCAAGACAGGTTTAGGGTTATTCCGCAAAGCCAAAAAGAACAACGAAACTCTGAACAAAGCAGCGGCTCAAGCTGCTGCTGATTTGAAGATCGAATTTGAACCAGCAAAGGTCAAAAAACTCAAACGAATAGAAGAAAAAGTTAGAGACAAATACAACGGAAAATATAACAGATTAACTGATGCGGCCAGAACTGGCATCAATGCAGCAACTATAGAAGAGGCAGACGCTTTTGTTAAAGCCATGTCTAAGAAATTTCATCTTGTAGATGAGGGATGGAAAATTACTCCGGCTGGATACGTTGACAAAAAAATAATGGTTATCTTTGATGATAAGTCATTAGGAGAAATTCAAATCTGGCCTCCTGGAATGCTCAACGCAAAACAAAATCCAACACTTTTTGAAAAATCTGGTCACGATTACTATGAAATATCAAGAAGTGTAGACTCAACTAATGTTGAAATAGCAGACGCTAATCAAAAAATGATAGAGATCTATGGGGCTGTTACGTCTACGCTAGACCAATCATTTGCTCAAAAGCTTGGGATAGGAGCGCCGCGCGCCAGCAGTGTAGACTCAACTTTGTCCTCTGGGATTTCCTCAGAGCCTTCGTCTGTTACTACAGCACGAGCTAGTTCCTTGGAACCACCTACAGGAGACCAACCGTCCTCTGTATCCCAGATCATGCCAAGTGGGCCTTCGATGGCTGCAATAGAGCCGAAGTCGAACCTAAATAATTTCATGGATGATACCTCCGATTCCAATTTAGATATCGCTTCGGCAAATGTCAATATGGATCTTGAAGTTCCTGTGGGTCAAAGGCTCAATCCAGAAACAAACGAGCTTGAGGCTGTTTCAATGCCTATAAAAGACCTTCGTGCCATGATGGATGAAGAAGACGCTGTAATGAAACGGTTGGAGTTCTGTACGATATGAGTTTTAGAAAATGTATTGACGATGGTGTTGCTGCCGGTGAGCTTTCTTCTGAAAAGGCTGAAGAGATTAAAACCCTTTTTGGGGATCTTGAGGTTCAGTATAACAAGCAAATGGGTTTTGCTGCTGCCAGTTCTAAGGCTGCTTTAGATACATCTGCGGCTATAAAGAAAATGTCTAAGGAAAAGAAGCGCCGCGCAATGTTACAGGCTAAGACCTGGACAAAAATACGAATGCACATGGATACATTCGTAACGGCTGTTACAGGCGAACAAAATAAATACAAAGCTACGTTTGATGTTTTTGAGCAATCTGTAACATCTCGCCTTAACAGTGTTGCCCAGTTGCAAACCGTAATCCGATCCAGGGCCACATCAAAAATGGATCAGTTTCTTGGAACATTTAGAAGAAACATTATTGGCGAGACTCGGGAAAAGGCAAGGTTAGAAAATGTTATCAGTGAAATATTCAAGCCAGGGTCAACCGATGATATTTCGGCGCGACAAATGGCTGAAGCTTGGGCCGAAGCTGCTGAATATTTAAGGTTAAGGTTTAACGCTGCTGGTGGTGCTATACCGAAACGCAAGGATTGGGGTATGCCTCAATTCCATAACTCTGTTGCGGTTGCTGCTGCTGGATTTACTTCGTGGCGAGATACGATCCTTCCGAAGCTTGATGTTAATAAAATGATTGATGAGCAAACGGGACTGCCATTTTCTCCGCAAAAGCTTAAGCTTGTTTTGTTTGATGTTTTTGAGACGATACGGACAAACGGTCAGAATAAAAACAAACCTGGGAGCTTTGCCGGCAATCAATCGTTTGCTTTACGACATCAGGACCATCGTTTCCTTGTATTTAAAAATGCTGACAACTGGATGAAGTACCAAGAGGCGTTTGGAAACCCCAATGCTTTCGATGTTATGATGGCTCATATCGACAATATGTCCAGAGACATTGCGTTGATGGAAGTGATGGGTCCAGATCCAAAGACCACTTTACGATTCATGAAAGACACTCTTACAAAAGAAGCCAGTCTATCTGGGGACGCCAAACAAATTAATAGTGCATCAAAGGCAAATGCGTTTCTTGATGATCTGTATTCCGCCACGGTAGGAACAAACAATGCACCGGTAGATGGCGTATTGGCAACAACTATGGCTGGCACAAGGAATATTCTTCACTCTGCCCAGCTTGGTAGCGCAGCTATTGCCGCTATAACCGATATTAATTTTGGGCGGATAGCCAGGACAATGAATGGTCTTCCCCAAACTAAGATGATTTCAAAGTATTTAGAGCTTATGAACCCGCTTTCTCTTGAGGAAAAGGGCCGCTTAGCAATTAGGTTAGGTCTTACTGCTGAAGGCTGGTCCACCTTAGCTGCTGGGCAAATGCGGTATGTAGGGGAGATATCAGGTCCAGAAGTTACCAGGCGCATATCTGATTTTGTTATGAGAGCTTCATTGCTTTCTCCGTGGACGCAGGCGGGTAAATGGTCTTTCGGTATGGAGTACCTCGGATTCTTAGCTGACAATGTTAATTTACAGTTTAAGGATCTTCCTGCAAATATGCAGAAAAGCATGGAGCATTATAATATTGGGGCTGATAAGTGGGAGATCATTCGGAAGACGCCTTTGTATGATTACGAAGGGGCTAAGTTCATAAGGGCTGAAGACATCGAGGCCCGTACCGATATAAACCCAGAGCTGGCCCGTGACCTTGCAACAAACCTATCTGTAATGATTGACACAGAAACTAACTTTTCTGTCCCTAGTAGCTCTCTCCGTGGGCGTGTGGCGATTACAGGTGATGCCAGACCTGGGACATTAGCCGGTGAGCTTACAAAGTCCTTTGGAATGTATAAGAATTTTGGTGTTACCCTGGTAAATACACACATCATGCGCGGCTTGGCCCAGCCTACCGGCAGAGGGAAGGGTGCTTACTTTGCAGATCTAATGATAAGCACAACGCTTATGGGCGCTCTTGCGATGCAGCTAAAGGAAATGGCAAAGGGTAGAGATCCACGGCCAATGAATACCGCTGAGTTTTGGGGCGCTGCTTTCATGCAGGGTGGTGGCCTCGGTATCTATGGCGACTTTATGTTTGGCAGTGTCAATAGGTATGGTGGCGGTTTGGCTGAAACCATTGCCGGTCCCGTAGTAGGATTTGCAAACGATGTTTCTCAGCTAACAGTAGGCAACATACTACAGGCCGCACAAGGTAAAGACAGCAATGCTGCTAGTGAATTTATAGGATTTGCTGGACGATATACTCCTGGATCTAGCCTATGGTACGCACGACTTGGGCTTGAAAGATTGTTTATTGACCAGGGCAAACTGTGGGTCGATTCTGATACGCGCACAAAGATGCGTAGAAACGCAAGCAAGTATAGAACGCAATACGGTCAGAAATACTGGTGGTCACAAGGCGACATCCTTCCCGAAAGAACACCAGAGCTATCAAACGTGTTTGAGTAAATGGAACTAATCTGCTATAGAGTGAACAAAGGAACGGGAAAACGACATGAGTGATATCGCAATTAATCCAGTAACCCGCCGGGTTCAGTTCACAGGCAATACCGGAACCGGTCCATATGCCTTTACGTTCAACATCTTGGTCGATGGTGATATCGCAGTCTTCAAGGGGACTACGGAGCTAACGCTTACCACTGATTACACGGTCAGTATTAACGCGAATGGAACGGGGTCTATCACTCTAACTGTTGCCCTCATAGCATCTGACGTTCTTACAATCATTGGTGGTCGTGAGCTTTCACGGACTACAGACTTTGTTACAGCCGGGGATCTTCTGGCTTCTAGCTTAAACGAACAGCTAGACAGTAACGTGATTATGACCCAACAGCTTGATGAGAAGCTTGGGCGTGGCTTGTTTGTGAACCCTGGTGATGTGTTCACTGACCTAGAGCTTCCTCTGAAGGATGATCGCAAAGGTACAGTTCTTGGGTTCAATGCGACTACGGGTGACCCAGAGCCAGGTCCAGAGATTGCTGATGTCGATTCACTAGCAGCAATCTCTGCTGACATTAAGACACTTGCTGAGATCCAGGACGGTACGGTTGCGACTGACGCTATTACAAACGTCAACACGATCCGGGCAAATGTCACCACGGTATCCGGCATCTCAGGCAATGTAACAACTGTTGCAGGGATCAGCTCGGACGTTACTACGGTTGCGGCTGATGGCACTGACATTGGGCTGGTTGCCGGATCTATCAGCAATGTAAACAATGTCGGCGGATCTATTTCAAATGTTAATACGGTCGCTGGCTCTATTTCTAATGTTAATACGGTTGCTGCTGACGGTGCTGACATTGGGACGGTTGCTGGGATTTCTAGCAGTGTCACAACTGTTGCCGGTATTAGCTCTGATGTTACGACTGTAGCGGCTGACGGTACGGACATTGGCAATGTTTCCGGTTCAATAGCAAATGTTAATACTGTTGCGACAAACATTTCATCGGTAAATACAAACGCAACAAACATTGCAGACATTCAAAACGCTTCAACTAATGCTGCAACTGCAACTACTAAAGCAGGAGAAGCTGCGACAAGCGCAACTACAGCAACAACTCAGGCTGGCATAGCAACGACTAAAGCTGGGGAAGCTGCTGCATCTGCAACTGCTAGTGCGACTTCTGCCTCTGCATCTGAGGCTGCTAAGGATGCTGCTCTTGCTGCGCTAGATAACTTTGATGACCGTTATCTTGGAGCCAAGGCTTCCGATCCTACGCTAGACAATGACGGGAATGCTTTAGTTTCTGGAGCATTATATTTTAATACGACTGACGATGTGATGAAGGTATATGACGGAAGTTCATGGCTTGCTGCTTATGCTTCTCTGTCAGGCGCTCTGCTTGTTGCTAACAACCTGTCCGACTTAGCCTCTGCTTCTGCTGGCCGGACCAACCTTGGCCTTGGTACTGCTGCCACTTCTGCTGCCACAGACTTTGTTGCTGTGACTGGCGATACCATGACTGGCAATCTGGACATCACGGGTACTTTGACCAGCGATGGGCTGACTGTGGATACAAACACGCTGCACGTTGATAGCACAAATAATCGTGTTGGCATTGGGACGAGTTCCATTGATAGCAACGCTAAACTAGCTGTTAGCAATAATGGTGCCGAAGGTTTGGAGATAAGGGCAAACAGCACTAACATTGAATTGTTTGCTTATAATAGAAGTGCCGCAACTTATGAGCCTATAGTTTATAATGGTTTATCGCATGAATGGCGAAACTCAAACGGCAACGTAGCAACCATCGACAGCAGCGGTAACTTGCTGGTGGGTAAGACGAGTACAGGATTTGGCACTTCTGGTATAGAGTTAAGAACAGATAACACTTTATTTGTAACACGCAACAACAACACCCCAGCGTACATAAATAGACTTACTGGCGATGGTAACATTGTGGAGTTTGCCAAAGACGGCTCCACTGTGGGGAGTATTGGGGCAGTTAGTGGCCGTACATTTCTAAACTCCCAAGGCGGTGCTTTATCACTTAGAACCGCTGGTTCTGATAGAATACAGGTAGAGTCTACATATGTATATCCTCAAACAGATAATTCTTATGATTTAGGTTCATCAGGACACCGCTTCAAAGATCTCTACCTCTCTGGCGGTGTCTACCTTGGCGGCACTGGGTCGGCTAATAAGCTGGATGACTATGAGGAGGGGCTGTTTACCCCAACTACCACCCCAGCCACTAGCGGTACAATAACTCTTAGTAGTGCTGGCGATAGGCTTTCTTATACAAAAGTGGGCCGATTAGTTACTATTTCAGGTATGATAAATGTTAGTTCCGTAAGTAGCCCAGTCGGCTCTTATGTGCATATAAATAACCTTCCTTTTACAATTCAGGCGTTAGAAGACACAGCGGGTCGTTCAGGTCAACCGATTACTTTTGGAGATAACTCTGCGGGAACATATGTCTCCGTAGGCACAATAGCCTTAACAGGCAGCACTCAAATTCGTGTTTACAGGGATGCCTCAACAGTTGCAGCAGGTGACGATTTTTACGTTTCCTATTCATACTTTACTGCATAACCACCCCTGTTGGATCACAGGGTAGTCAGTCCAACCATCACAGGAGATAAACGATGGCACTAACAGAAGAAACAGTACAAGACAAAATCGAGATCGTATCAGTACATAAAATGGTACAGGTCAGAACAGCCGTGGTTATCAAGCGTGACGATGTAGAGATCAGCCGATCCTTCTCGCGCCATGTAGTAGCGCCTAACGATGACATCACAGGCGAAAGCGCAGAGGTTCAAGCCATCTGTGCAGCCGTACACACACAAGCGGTTAAGGATGCTTACGCCGCCCATCTAGCCGCACAGGAGGTTTAACCTATGGCCGTAGCTTACACTTGGACTATCTCCACTTGCGAACACGACATCGCAACAGGTGGCCGTGAGTTCTTTATGGCGCGGCTGAAGGCAGCACTGAAACAACCGGAAGAAGAAGATGGATAAAAGAACAGTAGCATCAGCACATGAACGGATCGACAACATGGAGAAGCAAGTCATTGCAATTCAAACTGAGATGAAGATCCAATTCAAAGATTTGTTTGGTCGCGTCAAACGAATGGAAAGCATTATGCTTGCAACTACAGGTTCAATCATTGCGCTCTTACTCGCAGTCCTGACGAAGATGGGATAGAGATTAGCTGTGGCTGTACTTGAAACCATAGCCGCAGCTAATGCTGCCTACTCTGTAATTAAAAAATGCTTAGAGAATGGCAACGAGGTCAAAGGTCTTGTTAGCCATGTTGGTAAGTTCCTTACTGCTGAAGATGATCTAAAGGAAGCGGTAAGACGTAAGAAGAATAATCCAATTACATCTATTACTGGTGGTGAAGAGGGCGATTGGGAAGAGTTCCAAGCTCTTGAGGACATCAAGGAAAAGCGCCGTGAGCTAGAGTCTTGGTGCAGATTATATGGCCCTCCTGGTACTTGGGACAGATGGCAACAGTACCAAGTCGAAGCGCGGAAAGCTCGCCGTGCTGCACAAAAGCAAAGAGAAAAAGAACGTGAAGAGCTTGTTGAGCTTATCATGTATTCACTTGCAGGCCTGCTGGCTATTGCTGGTATGATTGGTGTTGTTGCTGTCATCGGTAGATACATGGAGAAGTGGTGATGTGGGTGCTGGTTTGGTTGCAACTTGCGGGTGGCGTTACGCACTTTGAGGTTGGTCAATACGAATCAGAAAAGATTTGCTTTGAGGAAAAGCTAAGAGCATCT